TTAAGCTAAGATGTCAAGTTCTTTTTCTTGTTTGTTAGAAAGTTTTTCGTCTGGTGGGACAATCTTGCGTAGCCAACTGTCTGCAATATAAGCACGAGGACTTGGACCTAATTGTATATCTAAATCATCTGCTTCGATCCACCAGTAATGATCTGAAACAAGTGCTTGGCAAACCATTCCACGAAAATCAAACTGTTCGCCTTCTTTAAACTTGCCAATGTATTCTGCTACATTAACATAACGTCCTACGTTTGATGGACGTATACTAAAAACTATTACTGCTAAATCGCCTTCACTTACGTTCATTTTTCTTTGCTTCGTATGCCATCATTAATGTAGACAAGTGATCTGACTTGTGTAGCCAACCATCTTCGCCTACAATATAAACTTCACCTGGATTATACAGTGTACCTTTGGTGTTAGATTTTTTACCATCTTTGTCGTAACCCATAACTTCTTTGTCCCAGTCACCTACTACACGAAATCTGTTAGGTCCTTGTTCTACAGTATATTCAATCCAAAATGACATTTATAATTCCTTCAAAATTCTTTCAACATTTTCACCTAATGTTAATTTTTTATTTAAGTTAAGTCCTTTATTTCGTTTACAATACTTAACTAATTTATTATGGTATTTGAGTTTTATAGGAGTATAAGTATCTAAGTTATAAAAATGCACTCCTGGTATAAGACTGCCACCGTGTGCTCTAAAATTTAAAAACACTCTATTATCATAATAAGTTTGTAGTTCATTGAAGTTATTAAAAGTAGTAACCCATTCTATTTCTTTATTACAATAATTTGTTTTAAATCTAATTACTTTAATAGTTTCTTCTTTATAAAAATATTTAATTGCAGGAAGTCTAGCATTTCCTACAGTAGTTTCCCATTCATTATAATATCTATTCCAGGCTTGAGATATAGGAAAATCTATTTTATTGCCTTTTCTTAAATGATCACATAACCAAAATAATTTAGGAGTGTCTTCTATGAAAAGATTAGCTCTAGTTGTATTAAAATATTCTTCTTCATTTGAAAATTTATAGCAGAAATGTTTTTCCCAATATTTAATTTTTTCAAATTCTAAATTTTCATCATAAGAATACTTTCCTACAACTTCATTTTTAGGGACGTTAACTAATCCTAAAACATCTTGTGCATTCTTAGATAAAAAGAATACATCTGCCATAAAACGTTTTGGGTCTGCATCTTTTACATATGCAGGAACTGTTGTATATCTGTTTATAACATTGACTGAACGTATTAATTTACTATCAGGATATGATCTATACATTACCAAAGTCCTAATGTTCTTCCGTTACCGACTATAATAGCAAAACAGGTTACAATATGTAGAACAATCCAAACTGTTCTAATAATTGCAACCCGATCTGCTTTACGATTGTCGTCGTAGGCTTTGGTGCCAATTGCTTTACACCAATATGCCCACATTACATTGCGTTCTTTTTGTCCTGGATTTCCTTACGGCGTTCTTTTGTAAGTTTGCCTAGATCACCAAGTGCTTTGCGGGCTCTTGCCGCGGCCGCTTTAACACCTTTGTCATCAAAAGTTTCTGCTTCTGATAGGTAGTTGTTAAACGCTTGTACTATTTCTTCGTGTAGTGTCATTGTTTTTACCTCCTTAGACCATTTGAATGCCAGTAGTTTGTGCTGTATATTCTTTACTAAGTCCTTCAACTGTTTTAAGAATGCACATTACTGAATTTTTTTGTATTTTAAATTTAGAATCAGGTGCGACAGAAAACATAAACGGTGCTAAGCCTAGTCCTTGCTGTTGTGCAACTAGTGCCATTGGTTTATGTAAAAGATAAAAAGTGTCTTCATCTTTTTCTAGTCGTGCAACTAATTCTTCGCCAGAATTTAATTTTAAAGATACGGTATCGCCTTCTTTATATGGAGTTTCTAATAACATATTTTTTCCTATAGTGAGTGACCTGTGCCGTTATAACCAGTGTCTTCTAAGTAGGCTACAAATTGATCATAACCGCCAATTGTTGTACCATTAATTTTAATTTGAGGTACAGTTCGAGCACCAGGAAAATTTTCTAGTAACTCTTCTTTTGTATAGTCACTGCCAAGTGACTTATATGTGTAGTCAAACTCGCGTCTTTCGCAAAGTGCTTTTGCTTTATCGCAGAATGGACACATTGGTTTTCCGTAAATTTCTATCATAAACTAAATCCTTTAAGTGCGTCTTTGTTTACATCTTGTTTGATGCCTCCGACAATATAACTTTCAACTTCAGTTTCTTGTGGCGCCACTTGTAATCCTGAACTCGATAACCAATGTTGTGTCCAAGGTAACGGATTTGTATTAACCGGTTGATTAAAGATTGCATTGTAACCAAGTGCTTTTAGTCTACGATTTGCAATGTATTCTACATATTGATGTAGTAGTGTTTCATTTAAGCCAATGATAGAACCATCTTTAAATAAATGATCTGCCCAGGCTTTTTCTTCTGCAACACATTCACGCCACATATCATAAACTTCTTCTTCGCACTCTTTTGCAATTTTAATCATTTCCGGATCATCTTTATTTTGCATCCAATTCTTTAAAATATGAGTAGTCAAAGCCAAATGCTGTGCTTCATCCCTAGCGATAAGACTAATAATCTTAGCACTACCTTCCATCATCTTTAGTTCACCAAATGCAAAAGTACAAGCGAACGAAACGTAAAAACGAAGTCCTTCAAGTATATTTACGTTCATCATAGCAAGGAACAGCTTCTTTTTGACTTCGTGCATATTACCTTCTTTACGATGAGTAAATGCTTCGGCCGCTTCAACAAATGCATCATAATTTTTAGTTACACTTGTAGCACGAGCAAGAATCTTCTCATCATCTAAGATAGTATCAAACACTTCACTTGGATCTGGATACACGTTTTTCATAATATGTGTATAAGAACGTGAGTGAATAGTTTCAAAGAAGTCCCAAGTAACAATACAACCTTCTAGTTCGGGTAGTGAACAATAAGGCAAGAAAGCAAGTACAGGACCTCGACCCTGTACACTATCTAGCAATGTTTGATACTTGAGGTTAGCGGTAAAGATGTGCTTTTGTTCCGGACGGAAGTTAGCATAATCTGCTCTGTCTTTTTGTAGACTTACTTCTTCCGGTCGCCAAAAGTATCCAAGCATAGTTTGATTAAGTTTATCAAACACAGGAAATTTGAATACATCATATCTCTGTGTGTTTTGATCAGCACCAAAAAACATATGTTCTTTAGTAAAATCTACTTTATCTTTGTTGAATACAGTTTTTGCCATCTTATTACTTTCCTTAACTATGTGCTATATTACACTACTTATTCTATTGTGTCAACCATTAAATTGCACACGCTTCGCAAGCCTCAGCATCTTCCGTTTCACTAGATGCCAATTCTACTTGTGGTGCTTCTTCTTCAACTTCACTTGGATCAGTTTTATAATCATAAGTGTTTTGATAGTAAGAAGTTTTCCATCCATACTTATATGTATGTAATAAGTCTTGTAACATCACACTCATTGGAACTTCATTGTCTGGATAGTGTGTTGGGTTGTAACTCCAGTTACCACTAATAGCCTGATCAAAGAACTTTTGCATTACTGCTACAACTTTGATATAACCTTCGTTGCTAGGCATATCCCATAGCAATGTATAATGATTCTTTAGAGTTTGATACTGTGGAACAATCTGCTTAAGAGGCCCTTTCTTTGACTTCTTAACGGACAAGTATCCTCTAGGTGGTTCGATTCCGTTTGTTGCGTTCGACACAACGGAACTGCTCTCTGATGGCATCTGTGCGGACAGAGTTGAGTGCCTGAGCCCGTGTTCCTTAATGTCATTGCGGAGACTATTCCAATCATAGTTTAGTTTATGTGGAACGATTGTGTCCACGTCCTTTTTGTAAGTATCAATTGGCAGAATGCCGTCGCTGTATTTAGTACGGTCAAAGTATTCACAAGCACCACGCTCTTGTGCTAGTTTGTTTGATGCTTTTAACAAGTAGTATTGGAATGCTTCTGTGAGATCGTGTACAACTTTCCAAGCCAGTGGATCATCATACTTAACGTGTTGTTTTGCAAGATAATGTGCTAAGCCGATATAACCTACGCCTAGTGAACGTCTTGCTTTTGTTGAAATTTCTGCTGCCTTAATTGGATAACGTTGGTAATCAATAATTTCTTCTAGTGCTCTTACTGCTAGTTCACATAATTCTTCTAGGTCGTCTAGTTCTTTAATTACACCTACATTAATTGCACTTAGAATACATAGTGCAATTTCACCTTCTGGATCATCAATATGATTAAGTGGTTTAGTAGGTAATGTAATTTCTTGACACAAATTACTCATATAAACTGTGTCTTTAAATGAGCTGTGTGTATTTGAATGATCAACATTCATAATATAAATGCGTCCAGTTTCTGCACGTTCTTTGATTAGTGCTGAGAACAGTTCCATTGCATCGATCTTTTTCTTCTTAATGCTTGTAGCACGTTCGTACTTTTCATATAGTTCTTGGAACTTATCTGGATCACCGTAGTATGCTTCGTATAATCCTGGAACATCGTGTGGCGAGAACAAGGTAATTTCACCTCCGCTAAGGAGGCGTTCATACATTGTTTTGTTTAACTGAATTGAATAGTCTAGTTTACGCACACGGTTATCTTCTGTACCTTTGTTGTTCTTTAGCACAAGAATGTCTTCAATCTCTTGATGCCAGAACGGGAAATGTACGGTGGCCGAGCCGCCGCGCACACCGTTTTGCGTACAGCATCTTACTGTCGCTTCGAACTTTTTCAAGAACGGAATAATTCCAGTATGCGCGACTTCTCCGCCTCTAATCTTAGAGTTTACTCCTCTGATGCGTCCTGAGTTGATTCCGATACCTGCTCTTTGCGCAGTATAGCGTCCAATAGACATATCGGAAGCAAAGATACTGTCAAGAGTGTCGTCGCTGTCAACAAGGACACAGCTTGCAAATTGGCGTATAGGGGTTCTGACTCCAGCCATAACTGGCGTCGGGATATTGACTTTAAAAAGGGAGGTCGCATCATAATATCTCCTTACGTAATGCATACGTGTTTCTTTTGGATAGTTAGCAAATAGTGTTGCCGCAATCATCATATACATAAACTGCGGTGTTTCAAAAATTTCACCTGACGATCTATCCTGCACAAGATATTTGTCAACAACCTGGCGCATACCTGCATATGTAAAGTTTTCATCACGTTTATGATGAATATAACTGTCTAGGCGAGAAATTTCTTCTTCAGTGTAACTTTCAAGAATAGCAGGATCATATACCCCACGTTCAATGTTTGCTTTAATAATATCAATCAATGGCATCGCTAAAAATTGCCCGAATACTTGTTTATATAATCCATATGTTAGCAATCTTGCCGCCGCATATTGATAGTTTGGATTCTCTAACGAAATCAAATCATTTGCCGAACGTATTAATATTTCTTGTATTTCTGAAGTGCTCATATCATCATAAAATTGTATATTAGCATTCATTTCTATTTGTGAACTACTTACGCCTGCTAATCCTTCACAAGCAAACTCTACTACCTTGTGAATTTTATTGACGTTAAGATGTTCACGGTCACCGTTCCTTTTGACAATAGCGATTCCGTTTGACATTCTTTTTTTCCTCTTTCAAAAATTATTAATCTAGTTCAATATTTATTGAAGACTAGGCATTGTGTGTTTTAGTTGTGATACTAAAGTATCTGGTACTTCAGAAATATCAACAACCCGATTTTTATATCCTAAAACGTGTTGCATATCAATATACAACAAGTAATAAGTTTCCGACTTTGTGTTGTCTATACAGATATGTATCTCGAATGAAGACTCTTTAAAGCGTTCAGTTAACTGTAGGGAATAACACATTCCTAATACACGAGCAAAGTCGCAATAAGTATTCTCATCTATAAGTTCCCAAGGACCAGGCCAAGTCTTTTGGTCCCAAGGATCTAAAGAAATATTTATAGTAGGTGCAAGAGAATAAAAGTCGATTACGTCTTGCAAGGGAGTGCTTGTTACCTCTAAAGACTCACGAAATTTACTCCAGAGATGGAGACGTTCTTCATATTTTCTATTAAACATTAAGAGACTACGCTAGATTGTTTTGTTTTAACCTTAAATTTAAATTGTGTTGTATCTTCACTTGGCATTGAACTATTACTTCTAATTACTAACGTTTCAAATGTACCATCTGCATCTACATCTCTTAGTATAGCATCAAAGTATATCTTGTCAAGATAAGTTTCGTCTCCAACGTACTGGAAATCGTCCGAAACTTCTACTTTAGGAGTACCAACTCCTGCGTCTGTTCTAGAATTTAGCATAACAGTTATAGTGCCTGTTCTCATTACATTATAACTTTCACTTGTTAAAATATAATCAATATCAAATGATTGGTTAACAACTTGCGGTAGTCTAAAAAGAGTTAATCCCGAGCCGCTTAAAACAGTAACTTGATGCTCGTGTGCCCATTCAAAATTACTTGGTCCTTCTACTTCTGGTATGTAAACTACACTGCCAAGAATGTTAGGTATAACAGCCGGATTAATTGTTTGTGTATAAGATAGAACTCTTGTTCTAGTAAATGTATCGCCTTCTGATGAGTTGCCTAATTTTAAAAATTTAATTACGCTATAAACAGGTTGATCGTCTGAACCGCCGTTATTACCGCAAGTAATAAACAGATTGTTATGACTTCTATTATAACGTCCTTCTGTAATTAAAATTGCCTGCCTTGATATATCAATAAATTGTGAATTTTCTATAATGTTTCTTGATGGTCCAAATGCTGTCCCGTTTGCTTGGTCGTCATCAATAATAATATCCTTACCAAATACAATACCGTATGCACATTCTTTAAATGTAGAATGTTGTATATTGTTTTCATTAATATCCCAATTAGATGATATTCCGTATGCAAAGTTTTCTATTTTACAATTTACAAATGTATTTCTAACTGTTTCTACACCACCATTTTTACTGTTTAGCATTATACCAATATTGTAAGAATTTACGGTTGCATTAGTTCCATCTTCGATACTATCAGAACCTAATGGTAAAATATCACCAGTGTTCCATAATCCAGTTACTTTAATATCTTCAAAGTAGCTATCTCTACAACTTTGTAGTACAAGTCCTCTACTGTCTTCGGTTACTTGTAGAGTCATTCCTTCTATATGAATATTTCTTGCTTGATTGTTATAAGTGCTTGTTGAATCACTTGCATATGTGCCAGGAGTACTTCCGTCATTAACTGTTTGAAAAACTGCTTTGCTTGCTGTTGTTTGTTTAATAATTGTTTTATCTGAACCTGCTCCAACTAGTGTTACGTGTGGGGGCAAATAAACTGTATCAGTAAGTGTATAAATGCCAGGCTCTAAATGTAGTTTGACACGTGAACCTACTGTTGCTTCACTTCCGTTATTCAAATAAAGTTGATCGATTGCTCGTTGTAAAGAAGATGTTGCATCTTGAGATTCTGCTCCTGTTACACCAAATGATCTAACACTAACACGATCATCTAATCTGTCTTGTAGTTTTCTTGTAATAGGATTAGAGCTATCAATACCTGTCGTAATAAGACCAGTACCTTCTCTATAGATATAACTGTCTGCTAATGAAAACAAGTTATCGTGTTCTGTTATAACCTTTGTATTACCTACCTGAGGGGCACCTTCGCTTACAGCACCATTACCTATGTATAATTCTTGTGTATCAATTGCCCAGCCGAGTTCACCGCTTGCTAATTGAGGTAATCCAGAACCTTGGTTCTTTTGTCCTCTACGAATTTGTATCCTTGATATTTGTACAACAGCCACGTTTTTCTCCTACGCTTTTATTATGTATTTATGCTCTGTTTGTTCTTCCAGTCGTTCCAAGATTCGTACTTTCTAATATAATTACCTTTTGTGCTAGGAGGCATACTGCGTTTGTAATCCTGCCAAGCATCAAAGTGTTCTTTTGCTTTGGTTTCATCTTTATCTAAATAATATCTTGCTAACATACGATGTCTGTTGCCTACTTTATGCTCTGAGTGTCTTTCTGCATTGCGTATCTTATCTACACGCTTTCGAATAGTAGGGTCATCATACTGTCCTACAAGCATTCCGTCTTTGTAGTTAGGATTGCTCTCTCCTGATAATCGTACAGTACCCATAGGATCGCCTACAATAATATTGTAGTAGTTGCTCCAAGTTCCTCTTTTGGATCTACGATCTTGAAGTTGATACTCTGCTTCTAGTGCTTCTTCGTATGTATCAAATTCAAATACAATCTTGCGTTTAAGTGTGTCTTTGCGTTCAGCAATAATTTGTTTAAACTCTTTGTTTTGACTACTGCAAAAATAGTCTTTGTACTTGCCGTTTGAAACACCTATATAAGATTTCTTGTTTATAGGATCACGGATTATATAAACATTAGGTTTGTTGTGCATAGTATTGATATACTCGCTCATACCATTCGTTACGCCATTCTTCATACTCGTTGGGCCAAATATCAAACTGTTGATATTCTCCTGCACGGCTACACATAAACACGTGACCTTCACGTATATTAGTGCCGTAAATTTCGTTATGTGCTTCAGCGTATGCTACGAGTTGTAGGAAATAGTCAACTACCCATTCAACTTTCTTGGGCTTGTTCGTCTGTTTAAAATCCATTATTGAGGGTTGACCTTTGTACTGACCAACTAGGTCAGTAGTGCCAGCATACATATTGGGCATATACAAATTTACCTCGGACCCCCATATCTCATCTACATCTGTAAGTGCTTGGGTCTTAATAACCTCAGCCATTCCGTGTGCCTGTTGTGCATAAGGGTTCGACCCTGGCTGGGGCCACTCACCAAACTCGATGTAATCCTCGAGATATTTGTGCATACGGGTACCGACCCCCGCCGCTTCAGTTACAATCTCTTGTGCTTTTTGTTCACCCACCCTCTTCTTCCAAGCGATGAGGTGTGTCTTATCTTTGGTAGCGTCGAGGATAGTTGTGACCGAGGCCACAGCATTTCCATCGGGGGTCTGATAGAGCCTCTTGCCGTTTACTTGTTTTCGTGAGATGGGTTGGTAATCATACCTATTTACAATTAATGTCAAAACGTTTTTCCTATATTAGTGCTACTAGTATATAGTCTAACATATAATCTGTCAAGAAGAAAAGACTTTTTTGTTATCGAAAGCTCTGTGCCATCCAAAAAATTGTGCTTTGTAGTCTGAATGGTCATCTGAACTTAGATGTTCCCATTCTTGCTTTTTATTTAATAATTCAAAAGCACCTTTGTACCAGTTTGTATTTTCAATGATATGTTCAAGTTGTTCTTTTGCTTTGTTTGCTTCTTCAAGTGTATTAAAGTCTTGCTCAATATGTATAACTTCCATAACTATGCCGTGGTCTACATAATCTAAACTAAAGTCAATACCCCATTTAGGTTTAACAGAAAGTAATTTTTGTAGTATAGGACGGCGGGGTACTGCTTGCTCTAATTGTTTTCTTGCTTCTCCTGCAAATGCAAATCTTTGTAACAACATACAATGATCTAAAACTAATCCTACTTCGGAATCTTGCTGATCTAAATACCAAGGCTTAACTGGAGCGATATGATATTGTATTTCGTGATTAAGTTTTATATTAGACGCTTCGTAAAAAGCTCTTTCTAAAGGAGCAGGAACTTCGTATCCGTCTTTATCAAAGTCTTTAAGAGGATAGTTATCAATTTTAGATTGTTCTATAGGGTTAGTTAAAAATAAATTACTGTCAAAAAAGTTATCTTGTTTAACAAGTTGCAATTATAAATCACCTAAGTCAGTTGCTCTTTTGGCCATTTGTCCTACTGTATCTTGACCACTATCTACAGAAGTTTCAGGTTCACTGTCTATTGAGTTTTGTGTTTTTGGTTCAATGCCGTCTTTATTAAAATTTTTAACCATCGTTTTTATTCTTGCATCAGTATCATAAGCGGCTTTGAAGGTTCCATAATCAAACATTTCTGCACCTACATTCTGCATAAGTTTATTAAGATCTAAATTTAATGCGCCGTTTTTATATGTTGTTTGTGTAGGTTTGTTAAAATGCAAAAAAGCAGAGCGACCTTTTGAGTCAGCACTGCTTATTACAGTTCTTAAAACTTGGACTAGTTTAGAGGCTTCTTGTGACTCTAAGACTTTTTTTTTGAAAGCAATGTTGCTAGTTTACGTGAGTTTTCACTTAACTTTTTTTTTGAACGCTGTATGGATTCACGCTTTTCACGGCCTGCTTCTTCATCACCGCCAGCGGCTGCGTCGGCTGCTCCGAAATCGTCAGCATCTACAGTTGGCTCCATATCTGGTTCTGGTTCTGGCTCGCCTAAGCCTGTGCCTGTGTCTGCAGGAACTCCGGCGTCTCCACCCATCATATCAACAGGTTCGCCTTCGCCTGTTAGCATACCAACACCGCCTGTTAGTGCTGTACGTGTTGTTTCCATTGCGGCATATAAACTTTCTAATGCAGGCTTAACTGAACCTACAAATTGATCTGATTGCTCTTGGCCCATTTCGTCACGGATGGCATCTGCTAGTTCTAGCATTGATTCAGTTTGCATTTCTGCTGTGTCTTCCATCCAACCAGTTAGTCTGTCAACCATATCTTTGGCCGCCATAACTAGTTCTGCTTGGTCTTCTGCACCTTCAGTTACAACTGATTCTTCAATTGAATCTGACACTGCACCTTGCATACCAGCCGGTTGTGCATTGCCTTGGTTAGCGGCTGTACCTGTGCGCTGACCAATCATTCCACCAACTGTTGGATCTTCACCATATACATCTTTTAATAGTCCTGCTAACAATCTACCCATAGCTCTGTTACCTGTACGAAATGCTTCTTCGTATTTCTTTTTGATAGCAACATATGCTGGATCGTTTTCATTAGGATTAGGTTGTGCATCAGCTTCGCCAACTTTCTTTTTCTTCTTGTCTTTAAGTGCTTTCTTCATTGGCTCTTTCTTGTCGCCGTCGCCATCAAAGTCTAAGTAGTCTGGCTTTGCTTTTTTCTCACTAACATCTTCGCGCTCACTAATTTCAGCATTCAATACATCAAGGAAGAGTTTTGACTTTTGATATGTGTCTGACTTGTGTACGCTTTCGAAACTTTCGTTAGTTTCAACTTGTGATAATTTAGTTCTTAATTTATTTCTAGTATCTTGTAACTGTTCTAATGTAAACGCTTGAAGGTTAATTTTTTGTCCAAAGCGTTTGGCAAGGCTTTCGTTCAAGCTCTTAGCCGTAATTGGTTTTGAAATCTCTCTAATATTCATTTGTTACTCTTCCTATGAATGTTTATTATATTTATTTAGCCTTTTCTTAGCGAAAGATGATTTTATCGAGTTGCTGTTTTGCGTGTTCTGTACGGTCTTTTGCAATTTCATACCTAGTACTAAGGATGTCCCATCGGTCTAAATCTTTAGTTTTTTTCATATTATGCTTATAAAACACACAATCATTATACCATTTTTGTATTTCTAAATCTATATCCATTATATAGTCTTTTTCATTATACCCTTTAGCCATAGATTTTGCTAGTGCTAGTGCTGATGCTTTAGAAAATGTTTCAGCTACCCGAGCATTAGATTTACAATCGTATACACTGTATCCACCTCTTTTGCTAGGTCGAACTACGTATTGACCTATGCGAATGCTGTTCCCTTTTTGATAAGGAAAAAGTGTAGGATCGATAGTTATATCGTTTAAAAGTTCTTCTAAATCTTTTAAAAGTTTGGATTTTTTAACAGTCATTTCTCACAACTAACACAGATTCATTTGATCTAATCTTACTTATTAAACTCTTACGTACTAAGTTTTCAATTATGAAACGTTCTCTTTCGGTAAATTCATATATGTAAGTCGGTTCATCAATACGGTCATACAACGAGGCTTCTTCATTGCTCATTTGTATTCTAAATTCCTGTATTAGTTGATTAATTTTCATTTAACTGTCTTGATCAATCTCAACATCGTCTCCAACTTTTGGAGTGTCGGCTGAATTATTATCTTTGTTACCCGGTGATAGTCTTAATTTTCCAGTTGCAGGATCTCTTAACAATGCATTTGGATTTGCTTTTAAGTCAACAACTGTTTTAGTGCCATCACCGTGATCAATCTCGGCTGATTGTCCTGGACGAACGCTGGTTACTCTAGAAGGGGTTGTCATTGTAATTTCATTAATTTTCATCTTATCTTTCTTCCTCTCCTAGTTGCTCGTCTAGGTTTATTTAATGTTTGTAGTCTACGAGAACCTGCATTGGTTCTGCGTGTTATTTTAGTTTTTGCTTTAATTTGACTGCCTTTAGCAGCCTTGGTTTGTTTCAACGACCTACTTCTATGTATGTCGATTGGTTTGTTGCAAGAGGATGGCGATGCCATAACTCTACCTTTTCTAGGTCCAAAGGTACAACGAAATTTTCTAGTAAGTTTATTCCCTGTACGTCCCCAGGCGTTTGATTTACCTTCATTAATAACTTCAAAAACTAACATTATCTTTTTCTACTAGCTTTATTTAATGCTTGTACTCTGCGACTTGCTGGATTTACTCTCATAGTTCTTTTAGTTTTCCTTGCAATTCTTTTTCCAAGTCTTGCTTTAGTTACTTTTAACCTTCTACTTTTAGCAAGGTCTGGTGCCGCAAAACACTGTGCCATATTTGCAACTATTCTGCCCGCACGTCTTCCGGCCTGGCAACGGTATTTACGTACCACTTTTGATCCGCGTCTTGCCCAAACTTGTTTTTCGTCAAGGCTCTGGGTGAGTTCTCTTAATAACATAAAAGTATTTATATTATTTTGTATCGAGAGTTATAAAAAATTACTGTGGAAATGACATTAATAAAACTACAA